CGCGCAGCCATCTCTGAAGCTGCAGATGTCCTCTCTTACAACAACTCTACAGGTGTTTTAAGCGTTGTTGCTGACGCAATGTCTGGTTCTATCGCCGATACCATTGGCGCCCATGCTGGTGCCATCTCTGCTGTTCGCAGTAAAGTCTCTGTGACTGATGCTGGCGGTGACGGCTCCTTGGCTTACAACTCTAGCACTGGTGTCATTACTTACACCGGCCCATCGGCCGCTGAAGTTCGCGCTCATGTGTCTGTAACAGACGCTGGCGGTGACGGTTCCTTGGCTTACAACGCCGGCACTGGTGTTATTACTTACACCGGCCCATCGGCTTCTGAAGTTCGCGCTCACTTGTCTTCTGGCGAGATGATTGATTACGCTTCTGGTGTGTTTAGCATTGACTCTAACGAGTTCTCTGGTTCCGCACTTGACGTTATCGCTCACGCTGATGCTGCTGCTGGTATCCGCGCTCACTTGTCCGTAACCGACACTAACTCGATGGACTTGTCCTACTCGGGTGGTGCTTTCTCTGCAGACCTTAAGCTCAACTCCGGTGACGGCGATGCTTCCATGGAAGTTGTTTCTGGCGGTCTTCGTCTTAAGTCTACAGTTGCAGGCGCTGGTCTCACACTTGCTAGTGGTGTTCTTTCGCTCGACGGCGCTGTCGTCTCCTCGCACGGTGATGCTAACGCTAACCTTGCAGAAGGCTTCAACTACGGTTCCGCAGACCTTACAGCTAACCGTACCTGGACTCTTCCAGCTACTCCTGCTGCTGGCGATGTCGTACACGTTAAAGCTCCACTTGTTGGTTCTAACAAGCTCATCATCGCTGCTGGCGCTGGTGATAGCATTGACGGTGTGGCTTCTATCGAAATCGAATCCGATTCCGGTGCTGTCTCCTTGATGGCTATCTCGGATGCTGCATGGAGAATCTTCTAATCTAAACATAGTTTTAGACTTAGACTATTGTCTTGGGTGCCCCCCTTGTGGGGGCATCCTTTTTTATGAGGCTATTTAGTAATATAATTCTATTTATTGTTGAGAGGATATAATATGGCGTACAATGTACTTAAGGGTGTAGTAGAAGGTTCCGTGGACCAACACGGGGATCAAGAGATCGGCGGCATCAAAGTTTTTAAAAATACTATTAGTGCTAGTGTCTTTTATGATACAGACGCAGAATCTCCATGTGCTACCATGAAAGATGTAGCAATTAAAAAAATTAAAGGCAACATCAATGATGGTATTATTATTGCTGATAAACAACACGGTGCTCGCACACATCACAATTTAACGTATAACAGTGATTCTCAGACGTTAGATGTAAAAAACGTCAATGCCAGTACAATTGCAGGTTCAGGAATTTATTTGCATACCCTCCCTACAGATAAATTTGTAAGCAAAATCAATGCTAATTTTGTTGATTACGGTGCTGGATTGCAAAACGTAAGAGGAAAGTTACAGGTTAAATTATCCCAAGGTCTCTCCATGGAAGAGGACTCCTTGAGTGTGGCAGTAGCCAATAATTCTGGATTATACTTTGAAGATAATAAACTGGCTACTGACATTGCCAAGGTTGAAAAAATCAATCTTGCCGGCCAAAATCTTAGTGACGACGATTTATTGCTTGTCAATGATACTTCTTTAGGCAAGACCAGAAGCACCACAATTAGGAATCTATTTGATAGTTATATTAATATGAAGATACCGCATGCATCTGGTAACAAAAATGAAATCCAGTTAAAGGGTAGAAGTGGCTTTGAATCAACTGCTGCTTTTAGCTTCGACCCAAGTAACAATTCTTTAAATGTCGAAGGTAAGATATCAGCCGTTAACACTCAGATTAAAAATAAATTAGTCTGTGAAGGCTCTGTTTATAAAAAAATCAGAACTGTTAAAGAAGAAAATTACGAAGTACAAAATGATGATTACACAATTATTTGTGATGCGTCAAACAATAAAATGAATGTCAATCTCCCACCACCTGTCAACAACCAAGGCAGGGTATTGATTTTCAAAAAAGCTAACTCTAACCAATACAAGCTAAATGATAATGAAATTACATTAAGCTGCAAAGAAGGTAAGATTGACATTGGCAACAATGAGTTAATAAAAATGAACTACTCATCGCGAACTTTACAGTGCGATGGAGAAAATTGGTGGATTATTGGAACTAAAGGTTCCTAAAGAATATTTAATACAAACGGAGACTAACACTAAATGGCTTATAATTCTAACAAAGGCCCCCAACATAGCGGCGATATTCAATTTGAAGGAGATCCCAATGACGTTCAGATTGATTTCGAAAACGATCAAGTATCACTAAAAGCAGGTGGTATAAATAGATTGACCGCCACCAGCGGCAGTGTTCTGATTTCTGGTAGCCTGTCAGGCTCAGGTGTCATATCGATGGTGGGTTCTATCTCGTCATCTGCTGATATAGCAGTCTCTGGCGCCATCCACGCTACAACTTTTCACGGTAGTGCAGCCGGCTTAACTAGCCTTCCATCTCCGTCAAATCTCTCAGGCACCACCGCACAATTAACAACCGGTGTTGAAACCTCTGGTTACCTCAAGGTTTCAGGCTCTAGCACTTTAAACGCTGTATCAGGAACTACAGCCCAATTCACCACGCTCACCGCTAGTCAAATTGTTGGTGGCTCTCCATTAAGTATTTCGGCATCCTCTATAACCTTTAGTGGTAGTGTTGAATTTAGTGGTTCCTCCGTGCTTTCAGCATCGAGCGCCACACTTACATCACTTACAGCCAGTGCAATATCTGGAGGCTCTCCAATTGAAATTTTTGGAGACACAGTAACAATTGTTGGAGATGGTGGAATAGCTCTTCGCGGTAGAGTCTCGGGCTCTAACATATTACACAACGTTGGCGCAGTGACTCTTGGTAGCACTCTATCCACTACAGGTTCGATGACTGCTGGTGGAGGTGTTTTCTCCAACACATACTCTGGCTCAGGCGTTATGGAAGTGGTGGGAGCATCAGTGTTTGGTAACAATGTAAGGATTTCAGGTTCTACTGCAGTCGTTGGCGTTGTCTCTAGTTCGAATAGTATTGTAGCTGTTGGTTCTATAACTTCATCTGCTAACATGGCAGCATCTGGATCAGTCATTATAGGTGATGGAAGATTCTTAGGAATCTCAAGTAGAGAAACAATGATACAGCTAAACGATGGCAATGTCATTTTGGATGGTCTTCTTAAGGCATCGAATGTTTCCGCCTCGGGACAATCAGCCATAATGGGTGCCACAATCCTGGGTAGCACACTGGGTGTCTCCGGGTCCACTACTTTGAAAGCTGGCCTTTCTAGCTCTGCTGGTGCTGAATATGTTGGAAATGTCATCCTCGGCAGCCAACTCAAAGTAACAGGCTCATTGTTGTCTGAGTCGCCGATAACTGCATCACGCGGAATAAACATCTCAAATAACAATGCATCTGCCTCCTTTGGTCCAAAAGCATTGGAAATATACTGGAATGGAACTAATGGTGTAATGGAGAGTGAAGTCGGCCATTTAAACATACGTGTCAACCAAGCTGCCAAAGATATCCGTTTCAGAATGGGTGATGCCGGCGGATCCTCACAAGTTGAATTCAGAACCAATGCCGACGCTAACGTCGCTACGGTGGACTCAAATGGAAAGATTTCTGGTTCCAGCGACTTAGAAGTGGTTGGAAATACAATGATTGGGGGAACGTTAGCCGTATCTGGTTCAACAACACTTAAAAGTGCTCTTTCTAGTTCCTCTACCTTGCAAATTGTTGGCACAACTGTTTTAGGTAACAATTTGAATGTCTCTGGCAGCACAGTCATGGAAGGCCTTACAGCCAATGTAATTACTAATGTTGGCCTGTATTCGGGTTCTAGCATTATAAATTCTGTTGGTTCTATCTCATCGTCTGCCAACTTGGCGGTTAGCGGCAACGTCCATGCAGCGGTCTTCCATGGCAGCGCTGCAGGTCTTACTAGTCTTCCATCTCCGACGAGCATCTCAGGTACTACAGCACAATTAACAACCGGTGTTGAAACATCTGGCTTTCTTAAAGTGTCGGGTTCGGCTATCACCGGGCCCTTTAGATCTGAGGGTAAAATAGAAAGAACAGTTCATGCATATATCTTTGGCGCTAATACCGCACACTTCATTCCACAATTTGGTAGTACCAGTGAATCTACCTCGGGCGACTTCAAACACCAGTTCATTGCTCCGTTCAACGGAAATCTTAGAAGAGTTCTTGCCCGGGCTAAAAACAACGTGAATGGAAACTGCACCGCAAAGGTAGCAGTTGCATCTGATGGAACCGAAGACTTCAATGCAGCCGGCGCCAGCGCCGAAGTCGAAGCTCAAACAATATCAATTACCGCGGCAAACACAACTGGCACGTTTAACTTCTCAGGCTCTCAACACTTCACCGCCGGCCAAATCGTTGGAGTGCAGATGACATTTAACCAAAACCCGGCCGATGTTAACATCACTTGTATTTGGGAATATGACGATAGGTCCGTATAAGTCTCATAAAAAATTGCTTTCCTGCTTAAATAATACTATTTATTTTGAATTATTGTCAATTTAGGAGAGAATTCATGTCCAACTTGCTTAACGAGTCTATTGTAGATGCCAAAGCCCTTCGCGATTCCGCGCTTAAAAACGCCGAATCTGTTGTTATCGAGAAATACGCCGAAGAGGTGAAGAAAACTTTAGAAAATCTTCTAGAGCAAGATGAACTGGGGCTGGAGAATGATCCCCTCGAAGCAGGACCAGAGTTAGGTATCGACGCTGAGCCCGAAACTGAAAGCGAAGATATTGTCGAAAACGAAGCTGATACGATTCCGCTAGCTTCTGCAGATGATTTAGCCAATAATGAGGGAGATAACTTAAATTCTCTTACTCCTGAAGGCGAAAATGTTGAAGTTACCATCGACCTAGGCGCACTTCAAGAAGCAATCGAAGCACTTTCCAGTGATATCGACGAAGAAATTAATTTAGAAGTCGAAGATGATTCCATTAACGAAGAAGAAGTTAGCGAATCGCAATTTTCACGCTTCCAAGATGACGATGATGCTTACGTTGCTTGCAAAGAAGCACGCATCGCTGCCGGTGAAGATAAAGATGAAGCACACAAGGAGTGTGATAAAGCCAACCCCCGTTACAACATGGAAGAGTCTGAAGAAGAACTCTACGAAGAAGACACCGAAATTGTTGATGAAGAAATCGACATGGATGGTCTTTTTGATTCGGTAATGGAAAAGCTCACTGCTGATATGAAAGCAGAGATCTCCGGCTGGGCCGGTCGTCCTACGTCACAATTGAAAGACGAGCAAGAAAGAGAGCTTGCAAATGAAGCCTCTACCGAGACTGAAGAAGAATCAGTCAAAGAAGAGCAAGAAGAAGTTAATGAGTCCAAGGAAACACTTGAAAAGACCCTCGCAAACAATGAGAGCCTTAAAGAAGAATTGGTGAATTATCAGTCCGCTATGGAAGAACTCAAAGAAAATCTCTATGAAGTTAACCTTTCTAATGCAAGACTGTTATATACGAACCGTGTATTGAGAAATACCTCCCTTAATGAGCGACAAAAAGATAAAATTGTCGAAGCTATTTCCGGCGCGGGTTCAGTCACAGAAGCAAAGACTATATTTGAAACGCTTCAAAGCACAATGGAAGCTAAGCCTACGCGAAGCCCTAAGTCATTGAGCGAAGCACTCAGTGGTCGTAATTCTGTATTAACCGCGTCTCGTAAAGAGACCAAAGTGACCTCTCAGGATCCGTTCTCGGATCGTATGAGAAGGTTAGCTGGAATAAAATAAACACAAATAAATTATAAAAAAAAGGAGGTGATTTTATTATGTCTAGTATTATCGAAAGATTGACCGAAGGTGTGGTCAACAGAGATATGCGTGCAGAAGGTGGTGCTCTTCTCTCTAAGTGGGAGAAGACCGGTCTTCTTGAAGGTCTTACCGGCGATAGCAGCCGCAAGACCATGGCACGCTTGCTTGAAAATCAAGCAAAGGAACTTCTTCGTGAAAGTTCCACGATGGCTGGCGGCGATGTTGAAGGCTTCGCTGCTGTAGCTTTCCCCATTGTACGTCGCGTCTTCGCTGGCCTCATTGCCAACGATCTCGTCGCCGTGCAACCTATGAGTTTACCCTCGGGTCTCATTTTCTTCATGGATTTCACTGTTTCTACAAACGGTGCGGGTCTCCCTCGCTTGGGTTACGGTACTGACGGTTCTGAAGAGTCCGTCTACGGTGGTGGTCGCATTGCGTCCGAAATCACTGGTGGTATCTTGATCTCTGAGGCCAACGCTGAGCGTGGTCCTCGCAACTTGAATAACGGTTACGCTTCCCCAACAGGATCCGTCGCCGCTTTGGCTATGACGTTCATCACAGCAAGTACATACAGTGCTTCTGCTGGTGCTCTTCCTGACCTTTGTCAACATGACCCTGAACTTGAAGGTGCTGTCGGTGCAACTGTTGCCGTCGCTTCTTTCACAGTGTCTGGTTTGACAAACTTCAACGAAGATGATTTCGTCACTGTTACTCTTCAAGATGCATCTGGCTCGAACGCCGGTCTTAACTCTACCAGTTCCGCTGGTGGTGAACAACGTGGTGTCCAACTCCGTCGTCTCACCCGCTTCAGTGGCTCTAGCACGACTACAGGCTTGCTTGTTCTTGCTTCCTATGATGGTTCTGCTACTGCAGCACACCTTCATGGTATCCTTACTGCTTCCGCAGGTCACAAAGTTACCTTCGCTCAAGAAGATGACTTCATTAATGGTGGAGCCCTTGGTTCTGTTATTGGTGATGATCCTTGGGGCTTGGAAAACAACATCAACATCCCAGAAATCGACATCAAAGTTGATTCCGTGGCTGTTACCGCTGTTTCCAAGAAGCTTAAGGCTAAGTGGACTCCTGAGTTAGGTCAAGACCTTAACGCATACCACAACTTGGATGCTGAAGTTGAATTGACTTCTATCCTCTCCGAGCAAATCGCTCTTGAAATCGACCGTGAGATCCTCGAAGATCTCGTTAAGGGCGCTACCGCTGGTACCAAGTACTGGTCTCGCTCCCCAGGTCTCTTCGTGAACCGCAACACTGGTGCTGAAATTGGTGCAACTTCGGCTGCCCCTGACTTCACCGGTACCGTTTCCGAGTGGTATGAGACTCTTGTTGAGACCATCAATGATGTGTCTGCTAACATTCACCGCAAGACCCTTCGTGGCGGCGCTAACTTCATCGTCTGTGGACCTGAAGTTGCTAACGTCCTTGAGTTCACTGCTGGCTTCCGTGCTTCCGTCACTGCTGACGATGAGCGTGGTTCCATTGGCGCTCAGAAGGTTGGCGCGCTTACTAAGAAGTTCGACGTTTACGTTGACCCATACTTCTTGCGTAACGTGATTCTCGTTGGCCGTCGCGGCTCCTCTTTCCTTGAAAGCGGATACGTGTACGCACCATACGTGCCACTGCAAACAACTCCAACTATCTTTGGACCAGAGGACTTCGTACCTCGTAAGGGCGTGATGACTCGTTACGCCAAGAAAATGGTCCGTCCAGATATGTACGGTCTTGTTATTGTTCGCGGCCTTATCGGCGAGAGCGGCGGTTGATTTAAAAATCAGTCAAGCTGACTAAATGCAAAACCCCCGTCATTTGGCGGGGGTTTTTGTTTTTGAGAGTGAAATATAAAAATGTCAATTTCTCAAATTTTTTTGCCCGTAAAATTTTGACATTTTCGTCTTTACATGTTATTATACTATTTATTATAACTTGACTTTATTCTCCTTGGGCGAGGCCACTGCCCTAGAAAGATAGTACTCCGAAGTGGCTGGAGTACAATCATTGAATGAGGCGGGTTATTGCAATAACATAATTTATAAAAGGAGAAATATATTATGGGTAATAGAAGAATGGGTCTTGGAAGACTCGAAAAATTAATGGAAGAGATGGATCGTTCAATCGATTTGGAAGGTTCGGATGTCACAGTTAACTCTTTGATCGCCGACGAAGGCGTTACAGTAACTTCTGGCGGTCACACAATTACCGCTGGTGGTCTCACCGTGACAGCAGGAAACGTGGCTTTTAGAGAAGCACACCCTGTTATTCGTCACCAACAAACCGAAACAACGCTTGCCGACAACACAGCCATCATCACTGGTGCATTCATCAAGACACAAATCTTGAAGATGACCCCCGGCGATGCTCGCTCGAAGGCGACTGATACAGCCGCAAACTTGGTTTCTGCTTTGAGCTTGACCTCGAACGGCGATTCGGTTGATTTCAGTATTATCAACTTGTCGACCACTACAGACCACATCCTCACGGTTACCGGTGGTACTGGTGTCACACTTGTTGGCGCCATGACTTTCGACCCCCATGTTGCTGGTGAAGATACCTCTGGTTCCTCGATGTTGAGACTTCGTAGAACCGGCGCTAGCGCTGTTACTATCTACCGCTTGACTTGATTGACAGGTTAACATAGTAATAAAATTACCCCCCTTCCTTTAAGGATCGGGGGTTTTTTTCATTTAGTTTAGTCATACCGAATTTTTAAAGAGGTCATTGATCGCCTGTTTACTATTTAATTTAAGGAACTTTACAAATGCCAACAAATTTATCCCCGCAATCTCAAACAAGTGCAATCATTCTGACATCTACCGGCTCCACAACAGAAGTCGCTTCAGCAGTACCTTTTGGGATGTATACTTCATCCGCAGCCTTCCTCAGTGGCGCCTCGGAACAAGTAGCTTATATATATAAAAAACTGGGTGGCGATGTTGTAGACATCGAACTTACTCCATCGAACGTTTATGCAGCCTACGAAGAAGCAGTATTAGAATATTCTTATATTGTTAACTTACATCAGGGTAAAAATGTTCTCTCTAACGCGCTTGGTAACGTTACAGGTACGTTCGATCATCACGGAGACATGACTGGAGGCACCGCTAACGCCAATCTTAAGTTTCCTAGAGTCCAAGTCCAGCAAGCCAAGCGAATCGGCGACACAATGGCCTCTATGGGCGGTTACGGGGGTACACAACCACAATACTCTGCGTCCTTTAAAGCTGTTGATGGAAAACAAGATTATGATCTCCAAAGCATTATCGAAGCCGCAAGCGCTTCAGGCGAAGATGAATTTGGCAATGCAGTACCGTTCAGCGGTAAGGTTGGTAATAGGAGAATCATAGTAAATAAGGTTTTCTACAAGACCCCGCGTGCTATGTGGAGATTCTTCGGGTATTATGGTGGTATCAATGTAATCGGCAACTACTCCACATACGGACAGTTCGCTGATGACTCTACATTTGAGATTATTCCAACATGGCAAAACAAGTTACAAGCTATAATGTACGAAGATTCGCTGTATACCAGATCCTCACACTATTCATATGAGATTATTGATAATAAGTTGAGACTTTACCCTTATCCTGGGGAATACGGATTTAATACCATTGACAGGATGTGGTTTAGATTCTATGTTGACGATCAAGACGTTTTTACCTCTAATGAAGGGTACGATGACGGTGTAGACGGTGTAAACAACATTAATACTTTGCCATTCGATAATATACCCTACGAAAACATCAATGCAATCGGTAAGCAATGGATTCGCAAGTATGGCTTGGCGCTCTGCAAAGAGATGTTAGGTCAAATCCGCGGTAAATTCACGACATTGCCAATTCCTGGCGAGAGTGTTACACTTAACCATAGTGAACTGTTATCACAAGCTAAAGACGAACAACAACAATTAAAAGATAAGTTAATGGAGATGTTGAAGGAAGTCGAATACAAAGAGCTTGTCAAATACGATTCGGAAACTGCCGACGCTACTCAGAATATATTCAAAAACTCTCCGTTACCAATTTTTGTGGGGTGATTTAAATGTCAGACGAATGGGAAAGACCGGAAACACCGCCACCACCGCTGTTTTTAGGTAAAAAAGAAAGAGACTTAGTTAAGCAAATCAATGATGAGCTTATTGAGAAGGTAATAGGCCAACAAATCCTTTACTATCCTATTGATATGGAGAGGACTGACTTCCATGACATGTATGGAGAGGCTGTAGAGAAGACTTATTTGCCCCCCATCCGTGTTTATGCACTTGTTAACGTTGAGGAAGAGACCACTTCATACCTTTCTGGTGTTGGAACTGACTCGGACTCCATTATCAACGTCTATTTCCACAAGAGAAGGCTAACAGAAGATCAAGATGTGTTTGTAAGGCAAGGTGATTTTATTTTGTATGGTAAAGTTTATTACGAGATAGTTAAATTATCCAAGCCACGCAAACTTTTCGGCCAAGTCGACGAAACTTTTGAGATTAATGCGACATGCAAGCGCGCAAGAAGAGGACAATTCGATGCTACCTGATGATTTCGATTTCGCACAGTTACCACCCACTCAGAATAACTTTTCACTTCAGGAAGTGGGTATGCTCTCTTCTACTATTGAGTCAATTGACTACTCTATCATGTCTTGGCTAAAAGAAGATTTGAATCTTAGTGCCAAAACAAATGCAGGCTTTACTCGGGTGCCTATATTCTGGCAAACACCAGAAAGATCATTCCAGGTTAAAGAAGATCAGTCGTTAAGAGACGCTGATGGCGCCATAATCTTACCCACCATTAGCATTGAGAGGACAGGAATTGTAAAAGACCCCTCACGAAAGGGTGGCTTTCAGGCACAGGTATTCTCAGATAAGAAAGACGGCCGTACCGGTCGCCTTGTTATAGCGAAGAGGGTCAAGCAAGATAAAACAAGAAATTTTGCTGTTGCCACCGGCACACGCTCCTTCACTACGGAAGTACTTCAAAAACACTACCCAAGGATAAACCATCAGGTTGTGATCCAGACTTTATCCATACCAATACCCGTATATGTAAACTTGGATTACAAGATCACAATCAAAACCGAGTACCAACAGCAAATGAACTCCCTGATGCAGCCGTTTATGACTAGAACGGGCCAAATCAATTCTTTCTTGATGAGAAGAAACGGCCATATATACGAAGCCTTCATAGAACAGGACTTCACACACAACAACAATGCCGCTGAGTTAAATGAAGACAACAGAATGTATTCTACCGACATCACAATACGTGTTTTAGGCTACTTAATCGGCGAAGGCGAAAATGACGATCGTCAACTTGTGAGGATGGATGAAAACTTTGTAGTTGTGACTTATCCTAGGGAACAAGCCGCAGTTCCTGGTAACCCTTCCTTTTTTGACGATTAAATCAGGAACTCAACCGCATTTTATCATTTCTCTTCATCCTTTTGAGGATAGAAATACTATTTAAATAATGATAAACAAGTCTTTAAGACAAATTTATACCTAAAAGGAAGTACAACAATGTCAGTTAAGAATTTTAAATTTGTTTCACCAGGAGTCTTCATCAATGAAATTGATAACTCCTTCGTACCAAAATCAGCAGATGCTATTGGCCCAGTAGTGGTCGGACGCGCCCAGCGAGGCATCGCCATGGAGCCAGTCAAAGTCAGCTCCTACTCTGAATTCGTGCAGAACTTCGGTGACACAGTAGCCGGTGGCGGCAGCGGTGATGTATACCGCGATGGTAACTACCAATCCCCAATGTATGGTATCTACGCAGCTAAGGCGTTCTTACGCTCTAACGTTGCCCCATTAACCTATGTCCGAGTATTGGGACACCAAGATACAAACAATGATGGCACAGATGCTGCCAAAGCAGGTTGGAAGACCGACCAAAGCTTGTCTCCAACTCTTGAGGGTGGAGCATACGGTCTTTTCATCGTCCCCTCGTCTTCTATGGTACAGCTTCTCACAGAGGTAGCCTACGTCACAGACGGCCGCACACCACCAACAGCATCGTTGGCAGCAGTGTTTTACGCTGACAGTGGTTCAGTTAAGCTGAAGGGAGCACATGCCACAACCGGTTCTGTCGGCACCGACGTAAACCCCCTTAATATCGTTCATAAGAATGGAACGCTGGTTGAGTCTGATGCCAGCGGCAATTTCAAAATTCAAATTGCTTCCAAGGCTGCAACAGGCAGTTTCTCTATCAGTCTCGATGATAACGCTCAAAACTACATTCGCAAGGTATTAAATACAAACCCGCAATTAACAACTGGTTACAACGAATTTTACCCTTCCTCCTCTATTGAGAGTTACTGGTTGGGCGAAACATACGATCAAGAAACCCGCGACACAGTTTCCAATAACTTCAGTCAAAAAATGATTGGTTTCATTGGAGTTCTCGCGAAAAGCGGCTCGACTACAAACACTTTAGCCAACCTCAAGGGCACTGCGTCCCGAGAAGCAACCGCCGGCTGGTTTGTCGGTCAAGACTTGGGTGAAGCGACTGACTTCCATCCTCAAGATAAGGCGCAAAAACTGTTCCGTCTCCGTGGCCGCGGCCATGGTGAATGGTTAAACAAAAACGCCAAGGTTATGATTACCAGTATTCGTCAATCTAACAACAGTACAACCGATTATGGTACGTTCTCTGTAGTTATCAGAGCAATGTCTGATTCTGACAACGCTATTCAAGTAATTGAAAGATTCGACAACTGTACTCTCGATCCTTCGTCGCCCAACTTCCTTGCTCGCAAGATTGGTGACAAATTTAAGAAGTTCAGCGTTACTGAAAGAAGAATCAAGGAATTTGGTGAGTACCCCAACAACTCTAAGTTTGTTTACGTTGAAATGAACTCCGATGTTGAAGCCGGCGCCACTGACGCCCTTCTTCTTCCATTCGGTTACTACGGACCTCCTAAAATAAGCGACATTCCAGCAATTGATGTTGGGCCTGCAGGTACACCCGCTACTGATGGTGTACTTGCTAACAAATACCTTATCACTGCCGGTACCGGTATGGACGGAATTTTCTCTCAAGCACTTTCTGCTAGTACCTTCGTAGTCGGTGCGAACCGCCACGTTAAATTAAGATACCCAGACATTCGTTTGAGACTGTCCTCCTCTGATGGTGGCCTGTCTGATGTCACTAAAGCATCCTTCGGTATCTCTACCACTAGAACTGCTGCTACAAACAGATTCGATCTGAGTACAAAGATGGTTAACCGCCTTCTTGAGAATGGTGTCGGTGACAACTACGATCCAACTGTCTCTGCTTCGTCGGGCATCGATGGATTTGCATATGTCATGACTCTTGACGATGTTGTTCGTCCAAGCACGACATCTGCCACAGTATTCTATCGTTCTGGCTCAAGAAATGACGAATCGTCTGTGACTGCAGGCGGAACATACAAGACACTTCTCGACTTGGGTTACGACAGCTTCACCGCTCCTTTTTGGGGTGGATTCGATGGATTCGATATCAAGCTTCCCGATCCGTTATACAACAAGGGTATGGCCGCTTCTTCGAACAACGAAAACAGCTCGATCTTCTACTCTCTGAAGAGAGCAATCGATTCGGTTGCAGATCCAGAACAAGTCGATATGAACCTCTTGACTGCTCCCGGTGTGACTAACAACTCTCTCACAGAACACATGATTGATGTTTGCGAAAGTCGCGCTGATGCAATGGCCCTTATTGACCTGCCAGATGTGTACCTCCCCTCACACGAGATTTACTACTCTGACAAATCAAGCCGTGTTGCAACCACCCCACAAGCTGCAGCTACTGCCCTTAGCGATAGAAAGATTGACTCCTCTTACGGCGCCACCTTCTACCCATGGGTCCAGACTCGCGATGATAACACAAGCCAGTTGGTTTGGGTTCCACCTACAGTCGCCATGATGGGTGTTCTTGCCTCTTCTGAGCGTAAGTCTCAACTCTGGTTCGCACCTGCTGGTTTCAACCGCGGTGGTCTCTCTGACGGTGCTGCTGGTATCCCAGTCACAAACGTGACCGAGAAACTTACATCTAAGGAAAGAGATACACTTTACGATGCGGGTATTAACCCAATTGCTTCCTTCCCAAGCACTGGGATTGTGGTCTTCGGTCAGAAGACTCTTCAGGAAACCTCCTCCGCACTTGATCGAATCAACGTACGCAGATTGGTTATCTACCTTAAGAAGCAAATCTCGATTATCTCTTCCAGCATCTTGTTCGAACAAAACGTTCAAACAACCTGGAACCGCTTCAAGGGACTTGTTGAGCCCTTCCTCGCTAACGTTAAGAGCAACTTCGGTATCGCTGATTACCGATTGATTCTTGACGAGAGTACAACAACGCCAGATCTTGTCGATCAGAACATTCTTTACGCCAAGATTATGGTTAAGCCTGCTAGATCAATCGAATTCATTGCAATTGACTTCGTAATCGCATCTACTGGCGCATCATTTGATGACTAAAACAAACTAACACACTATTTAAAAATATAACAAGGAGTTCTAAAAGATGCCATTCTGGTCAGACAATTTCGGTGAGGGAAATGCCCTCAAAGATCCAAAAAGACAATTTCGATTTAAGGTAGAGTTCACTGGAATCAGTGCGCCCCAAGGAGGTTCCCTTCTCTGGTACGCAAAGACTGTTAACAAGCCTTCCTTCACTATCGAGACTGCCGAACACCAATACTTGAACCACAAGTTCTACTACCCAGGAGCCGTTAGTTGGGATCCCATTTCCTTAACTTTGGTTGATCCTCGCGATCCAGATATGACTGCAACTCTTTCTGATATCATTAACTTATCCGGCTACAACCCACCATCCAACCCCAACTCTCTCGGCACCATGTCGAAGTCTAAGGCTGCTGGTGCTCTTGGTACTGTTTACATCTCTCAAATTGATGGCGACGGTGCTGAGATTGAAAAGTGGACTCTTTGGAATGGTTTCATCACATCTGTGAAGTATGGCGATTTGGCATATGGAACTGATGACTTGGTAGAAATGACACTCGAATTACGCTATGATTGGGCTCGTGTG